GAAGGGGTTTGCAGTCGTACTGCATCTGGTAAAACTATGGTGGGTAGTTCCACTAAGCTTTCATGATGAATGTAAGTGCATAGTAAGGTGATCTAGTATCAATACTTACAGTATCTGAACCAGAAATGTTTACTGTATCTGTACCTGTACCTGAGAAACTAATTGTACTACTACCGTAGTTAAATCCAGAACCGATAACACCTGATCCACTAAGACTACAATTTCCTGAGACAGTAATACTAACAGTATCAGAACCAGAAATGCTAACTGTATCGGTTGCTGTGTTAGAACCACCTGTAGCGTTTTGCGAGTAACTGTTACCAGCACCAACAATAAACCTATCTCTTAGATCTGGTGTACCATTATTACCGTCACATAAGTACCAACCAGAAGGAGCACTTGTACTGTTGTACATAATTATCATACCGCTAACAAACGATACGATACCGGTTAATGCAGAACCGTCACCAGCAAAGGCTGTAGCTGTGCAAGTACCTGTAACTGTAAATCCTCCCGAAACTGTCTCTGCCTTTTTTTGGTTGTTGTGATATAACTCTACGGCTCCATCTTCATGAGCATCAAGATATTTTTTAGAGGTAGTTCCTAAAAATATATCACTACCTTGAAGATAAGCGTCACCAGTACCAGCCCTTACTATCATATCATGATTATTTAGTGACTGTACAAAGTTGTTTCCACTACTATCGTGATAAATATTAAAATCATTACTAGCACCAAATTTTAATCTGTTTAAGTTAGTACCAGCACTTGAGCTATCACCAAATACAACATTAGATCCACCTATTGTTAAATTACCTGACATTGTACCGCCAGCAAGAGGTAACTTTGTAGCAATGCTGTTAGTTACAGTTGTAGAGAAGTTTGCATCATCACCTAAAGCTGCTGCTAACTCGTTAAGAGTATTAAGAGCACCCGGAGCTGAGTCTACTAAGTTAGCTACTGCTGTATCTGTGTATGCAGTTGTCGCAACCTTTGTAGAGTTATCAGATGCAGATTGGGTGGTTGCAGTTACACCGTTAGCCAAAGAACCATTTACTGATGATAAAGTAGCTACTGTAAGATTTAAAGCTGCTACGTCTACACCGTCTACTGTTCCTGAAACTGTGATGTTTCCTGTTACGTCAACACCAGCACCAACGTCTAAGTTGCCAGCTACGTCAACGTGTCCATCTGATTGAACAGAAAGTCTGCTTGCATCGCTAGTGCTATCTCTAATATCAAAGACTCCACCATTTGTTTTTATTAAGTAATCTGGGTTTCCATCAGAATCAACAAAACTAACTTGTGGTTGAGTTCCATTAATAATTAAATTATTGTTACTTAAAGTTAATGATGCACCAGATATAGTACCAGTTGTAGCTATATTTTGCGATCCAAAATCAGGAGCTATCTTAGTTCCAGCTATTGCAGCAGATGCGTTAATTTCTGCGTTAGTTAAAGTAGTACCTAATCTTCCTTTAATATTAGCAGCAGATACGTTTGCCATATCCTCTGCTGCTACTGGATGTCCTCCAGCAGTTGAGCCGTCATGTACAACAAGAGTTTCCTTGTCTGTATCTACTGTAACTTCACCCTCGGCTCCAGTAAAGCTACCATGTTGCGTGGTTGTACCACGTCTTAGTTTTAATAATTTTGCCATTAAATTGTTCCGAAGTCGAGTTGTAAGTTAGCACCATCTATAGTACCTATGTTTGACATGTTGTTGTTTTGTCCATCTAACGCTCCACCTAGTTGTGGAGAAGTATCTTCAACAAGATTTGCTATTAAAGTAGATACATCTTTTCCATCTACAGTACCTGATATAATAATGTTTGCGTTTATTGTTTGATTACCAGTAAATGTGTTAGCACCTAGACTAGCTAAGTTACCAGTAGCTGTAACACCACCTTGCCAAGATGAACCGTTATATACTCTAAGTTCGTTAGATGTTGTATCAAAGTATAGATCTCCTTGATCGAGACTAGAAGTAGGTGCAGAACTTGCTATACGGTATGTATTAGCAAAGCTGTTTACATTACTTAGATTACTTGCAACTGTGTTTACATTAGCTATAGAACCAGCTACAGAGTTTATATTACTAGCATTAGATACTGCACTGTTTATGTTACTTTCATTACTGTTTACAGCATTAACATTAGAAATATTAGTTCCAACAGCATTAACGTTTGCAATGTTAGTTGCAACTGTATCTATTTCAGATGTGCCTTCAGTTAAATCAGAAGCAACAGTATTAATATTAGTTATATTGTCAGATACTGTTTTAATAGGATCATCCTTAACTGTAATACTATTACCCATACCACTGTGGTTTGTGCAGTAGTATATGAAACTTGTTGGTTGTGACTCAGGTACTACAAGTTGGACTTTTGCACCAGCTTGTCCTTGAGTGCCAGTAACAGTAACACCAGTATTATAAGCACTACCTCCACTTGAGAAACGGAGCGGATGGTTTGCGTTTGAGTTGTCACTTACGTCGAATGTATATGTCCAGCCTTTGTATAATGTTAGTGCAGGCTTATCTACACCATCAATAATAAATTTACCAGTAGCAGCTGTAACAGTAAAAGTAATCTCATCTTCTAACGCATCTGCAACTATATCAAGTGACCCGTTGGAGCTACCTGTAGAAACAGCGTTAGTAATTAGACCTAGATCTTCACTGTATGTTATAGCACCTGATACAATAGCTACGTCATCAAGAACTGCTTGAGACGGTGTGATAATAGAAAACGCACTACCTGTATAAACTTGTAAGTTATCGTTAGAACTATCGAACCATAAGTCACCTTCTTGTAAAGATGAACCATCGTTTCTTGTTGTAGGTTCACTAGAAGATATGATGTATATATCAGCAAAGTTATTTATATCAGCTACGTTTACACCAGCTTGTACAATATTAGTTATGTTTTGTGCAACAGTATTAACTTGAGTAGCTATAGGTACTAATCTATGAAAACTGTATGTATGTAATGTAGATGTTGACTCTACCAAGAAACCAAAGTTCTGTGGTATAGCTGTAGGTACACCTGTAATAGTTACAGTGTTTCCTGTACCAGCACCGTTTGGTATAGTAACTGTTGTACCGCTAGGTGTTAGAGTAGCAGTTGTAGCTGCGATACTTAGTATAGCTGCCTGTCCTGTAGCTCCTTGTGGGTTAGTTGTTGGAAAGCTAGTTTGGTTTGCAATAGCTGTAAAACCACCAACCTCATCTATAAGGTCAATGATACGTGCATTGATAGCAGCTGTAGTAGCTACAAATGCGTCAGAGTTAGACCAAGTTTGTCCACTAGCTATAGTTTCAGAAGAGTCTTGTCTAAGGAATCTATCTTCGGCTTCTGTTTCTGTGTAGTATCTACCATCCAATGCACCGTTAGACAGTTCAGTTTCTGTAAAATACCTATTGTCTAATTGACCATTGTCTAATTCTGTTTCTGTGTAGTACTGATTATCTAATTGACCATTGTTTAGTTCGGTCTCTGTGTAGTATCTGTTATCTAAAGTTCCTGTTACTATTTCAGAATCAGTAACAGCATCAGCTTGTATATGTTCAGATCCAACAGCATTATCTTGTATATTATCTGCATCTATGCAGTCATTAGATAAATGCACATGGTCAATAGACCCATCTACATAGTGCTCAGAATTTATAACGTCATCTTGAATGTTATCGCCATCTATAATGTCATTGGCTAGATGCTCATGATCTATACTAGCAGCAACATAATGTTCAGAGTTAATTACATCATCTTGTATGTTATCTCCGTCTATAATGTCGTTAGCTAAGTGTTCATGATCTATCGACCCAGCTACATAGTGTTCAGAGTTTATAACATCGTCAGCTATTTTATCAGCGTTTACAGAATCATTTTTTATATTACTTGTTTCTATAGCACTTGGTTCTATATCATACGACTGTATGAGATTAGGCACTTGCTCTTCTTGTGCTCTGTATAAAAGCTGTGTTATGTTATTATTTAAGTCAGCTGCTTTTACAGACGACCCCGGTGTAAAAACAGCCTTAGCTGCGTCAACACTGGTGTCACGATATATGCGGATAGTTCCGCTAAGTGGTATATTGCCTGATGTAAAAACTACATTACCACCACCTGTAGTAGTGTAGCTAGTAATATTGTAGTGTGTACTTGTTGTTTTAAGCACACCATCTACACGGACTTTGACATCAGATTCTTGATATGAAGGGAAAGAAAACTGCTTAGTTGCATTTCCATCCCCAGTGTGTTCTACGAATGTTGTTGCCATTATTTATAAATTCGTTGTAGGACTTGAATTTCGGATTGGAATGTTTGTTTAGTTTTGGTTAGTCGCTTTGCTTTCTTTGCCCTCTCTTCTTCTTTTATCTCAGCTACCTTTGGTTGCTCTGCACTAACTTGCTGCCATGCTAATTTTCTAGCAGCTTGGAATATAGCATCTATCTGTTTATTATGATAGAAGTCCATAACCTCATACTCGGTTCTTTGTCCTGTAGAAATTAGTCTGTTCATTTCTGCAATAGATTCTTGTATCTTAGGATCTTCTGCAAGTCTATTTAGTCTAACTTCTAGGTTCTGATCTCCAATAGCTTTCTGAAATGCAGATCTAAGTCTAGGCTCATCTGTTAGGTTGTCACCCTCTGGAGAGTATAGAACTGACAATCTCATGTCATAACCACTGTTAAACAGTAGGGTTCTACCGGGACTTTGGCTTAGGTTAAACTGTATAGGGCTAAACATGTTAAATGCTCTAGTCATAAAGTCGTACGGCTTGACTGGCTGACCATTAAGTATATCATACTTGATTGGTAAGTCCTCGCCGGGTAAGCCTTCTGCGTATAGGTTTCTGTTTCTAAGAGAGTCAATCAAACCTGAGTTTAGTTCTCTCATGTATGGTGTAAATAGTTTACCAAGCTCGTTACGTAGACCACCTAAAGGTATGGTGTTATTCATCAAGTTAGCTGCTATTCTTGCAGGCTGTCCGGGTTTTGCACCAAACAAGTCTACAAACGATTGTAAACCAGCAAGATAAGATTTACTTGTTACACCTTGAGCTAGTAGTAGAGATACCTTGAGTAGGTTATCTTTTGTCCACTCTTCACCCATAAGTAAACTAGCGTCACCTATATCAGCTATCATAGACATAACTTGGTTAAACGGTTCAAACGAATCGTAACCTACTTGTACCTCGCCTATTTTTATAGTTCTAGGTTTGTAGCCTGCATCCATCCAAACATTACGCTTTTGTCTATCTATTGGGCCGTTACCTGTCAGCTCTCCTGACATCCATTTTTGTGCAGCCATAAATACTAGAGCAGAGCCCATCGCCAATCGGCCACGTTGTAGTGCCTTAGCGTTAGCAAGTTCTCTAGCATTAGTAATACCAAACTTTGGCCCAAGCTCTGCAAAGGCTTCTGGTGTTGGTTTTGCAAATGCTATATCGTTAAACTCTTTGACTAAGAAGTTAAAACCGGGTGTAAATTTAGCTGTAAGTTTTAGACCGTTTACACCTGTACGTGCAAATAAAAAGAAAGGTCTAGCCCAAGGATTCTGTTGAAACACTGCGTTTAGGTTTCTAGAAAAACCACTAAGGTCTTGAGTTAGTGTTACTTCTTTACGTGCAAACTTTGTAGCTTCGTCAACTATATTACCATTTGCATCAAATATATCACGATAGAAAAAGTCCTCAAAGTCTCTTACAAGAGGAGCATCAATCTCAGTATATGAAGTTAACTTACCAGCATCTCTTACATCAAATGCAGATAGTAATGCTTTCTCACGCATCTTAGCTCTACCTAGTATGTATGCAAACGCATCGTCAGTAGCAGCCATGATTTTTGTAGAGTATCCTAAGAAACTCTTATCATTCAATGTACGTGCCATATTAGCCATACGAAATGCAGCCTTGTCGCCGGGTGTAGCACGGCCACTATTTTCTGCCCATCTACGTAATACTTCCCAGTTTTGATCTCCAGCTGTATACTCAGAGAATCTAGTTTTAACAGTTGATATCTCGCCTGACCAGTAAGAGTTTAGTCTTGTTTTAAATAACTCAAATGACTCTGGTATAGCTTCCATCATAGCGTTCATAGATGCTAGCCCTGCACGTAAACCACGCACGTCTTTGGTAAATGGTAGTGACAATGCAGCACCTAAAGTTGTAGCCATAGGACGTAAGAATGTATGTGTGGCTGTACCGATGATAGCTCTAGCTGGTGTCTTAGGGCCAGATAGTATACTGTGTGTCATTACACCTTGTAGTTCTCTGACAAGAGCACCTGTCTGTTGTTTACCTTCGATCTCACCACCTCGTATCATTTTACGAGCCCACTGGTCAAAGTCATCTAGATTGTTTACAGTCTTCATAGATGAAAAGGCTTCAAACAATGCCATAAGCATTTCGCCATTTGGGTCTGTTTCGACTGATATATCTAGTATAGCCTGTATTGACTCACGTGTGTCAGCCATTTCTTGTGACAATGTCTTTTCTAGATATCTACGTTTGCCTGCACCTAGTTCTCTAAAGTTCTGTGATTTAATTATTCTAGCACGTTTAGCTTCTGTTAGTGCCACAAACATGGTGTCACGTATAGCTTCTAATGGGCCATCAGTATCAGCTAGGTTTACAAAATCTTTTAGTTCTCTACCAGCAATACCTAAGTCACGTACTTGTTGTAAAAGTGTACCAACAACCATGTCAGTAACAACAACATACTTACTTGTTATTGTGTCAACTTTATCTATGACATTACCATCTATATCTGTAATAGAGTATGTGTCAGTAGCTCTTAATATCTCTTCTAGATACTCTTCTGGAGACATATCAGCAGCATTTCTACCAGCTGTAATACGTTGATGTGCAGCTATAGAATCACCAAATGCTTCTACAAGTGTCTGTCTGTTTGTTTTAGCTTCTTCTATAAGTTCGTTATATCTGTTATTACTATATAATTTTTGTAATACTTCATCAACAACCTCTTCACTAAGACCTGAGTTTTTAGCAGCACGCTCTCTTTGTACTGGTGTTATAACATTACCAGCCGCTCCTTCTTCAGAACCCCAGTCATTTTTTATTTTCTTTTGGTTTTCCCATACAATAAATGGGTCATCCTGTGATAAAGTTGCACCCTGATGTGTACCAGCCATAGGCTTGTTTTTAGCAGCTCTAAAGCCAGATTCACCTTCACGTAGTTCCTGTAAGCCTTTTGCTAGTGTCTCTTCATCAACACTTCTAGCTCTATTTTCTATCATGTCTTGCACTGACTTCTTACCTCTACCAAGAGCCATAGCAGCTCCATCAAAGAGAAGACCTATACCCATACCTTCTACAATGTTCTTCATCTTCATCATAATAGGATGGTCAGTTTCTTTTGTGCTAAGAGGTGTATCAATCCAACCATAGTGATCTCGCATCATACCTAATGCGTTTTCTGCATCAGATTCTTTTGACACTAGGTCAGATATAGCACCAATACCAGCTGCACGTACAAGACTAGGAGCACCTAGTAAAGCTTTTGCACCGGCTGCAATACCTAGAGGAGCACCAGCTGCGACTGCACCTTTTGCTGCTAGCACTGTTGCACCAGCCATAGTACCAAAGTGTACTGTGCCTCTTAACATCTTACCCCACCATGTCTTTGTAACAATAGGATTAGAGTAAGATTTGAACGGATCCCACTCTGGTTCGTAGTACCCTTTTTCTTCACGCTCTTCTTGCATTTCGCCAGATAGAGCATCTGCTGTTCTTTCAGCAAATGTAGCTACAGACGTAGCTGTATCTTGAACACCACCAGTTAAGGCAGACTGTAACTCTTTTGCTACAGCCTTGAAACCCCAGCTACCTTCTCCACGAGGATCTGTTAACTCTTCAGCTTCGTTTTGGATAGCCCTTTCTTCTTCAATAGCCTGTTCCTGTATGCGTTCTTCCTGTTCGACATTACCTTTGAGAGCATCATTAGCTTGGTCAAACGAGTCTTTTTCTTTGTTTTCTTCTTCGTATATAGGCATTAGTCTATTTCAGTTAGATAATAAGTGTTCATTAATCCTCTGGATATTGAGTTTGGCATAGAGAATGAGTCGTACCCTAGACCATCAAAGTCAGTATCGTCAAAATCTATGTTGACTGGTTCGATAGATTCGTATGTAGCACCACCTGTAAAACTGGTCATACTGCCTAACTGGTTGTCACCATACAGTATTTCGTTTTGATGAGCTCTAAGTAGTAACTCTTGATTTTTAGCATTGAATGGTGCATCAGCTGGTAAGCCTGATCTTTCAAGAGCTTTGTTAAATGTTGACTTGTTCCATTTATATTTACCGATTTGTATGCCAGCTCCGGTAAGTATACCAGACCTGTTACCTTTACTTGTAAATAACTCACCAACCTCTGTCATAGATTTGGTCTGTATGTTAAACGAATCGCTGTAGCTTCTACCAGTTCGATCTCTAAATGTGTTATGGTCTGCACCTTTTGCAGCCATCTGATCCTTAAATATATTCATGTTATCACCGTCATATATTTCTTGGCTCATAACCTGTATAAGATTTGATGGTGTAGGAAATCTATTTAATCTCTGTTGGTCACGCTCTGACATACCATCATCTGGAAACTTAACAAAATAAATCTTGTCAGGATCAATAGTTTCTATGTCAAGGCCAAGTGCTTCTACTCTTTGCTTCATTAACTTTAAAGGATGTATACCAGTCTTTCTAGATAAGTTTAGATAGAACTCAGGTATCTGTCCATTCTGTTTTTTCAAAGCTCTAACACCTAGAGGTAAAGCTGACTCTTCACCGGGTAGATACTTGTCACTACCAAGTGTGTTACTATAGTCTTCATCATCCTTGTTTAGACGATCAATAAGCTTGTCTTGTAGTAAATATCTTGTAGGGTCATTCTCAGGCTGACCGGGAGGTGGGTAAACATCATATGGGCCAACGCTTTTTGTTGTACCATCTAATGCCTTAACTTCTGACTTTTGGTCAGGATCTGCATAATTAGCTTTGATTTTATCAATAGCTATCTGATGAGCTTTGTTAGCATTATTTGTTTGTAAAAATGCTATTCTATATTCCTCTTCATACGCTATGCCCATATTAGTTATAGTTTCAAGATCTTCAATACTAGCTTGATCTGGGTCTTGTACAATAACATTACCAGACTTATCTTTCTTTACGTTTACTAAAGCATTAAACATCTTATTAGCTTTAGATGTTAATGCAGAGCTTGGCTTGAATCCATTAATTAAGTCTTCTGCTTCTTGCTTAACTCTCTTTCTAATATCACCATCTTTTATAGCGGCAAGTCTAGCTTCTAAAGTACCAGAGTCAATCTTACCATCAGCTGCGTCAAGCAGTAGAAATCTAGCTTCTTCTTCATCATCGTAGTCACCGGGAACATAGTAGTCAGCAAGTTTCTTTAGCTTCGGATCTGTAACAGGTAGTCCTAGATCTTTGGCTATTTTGTGTAAATCTTTTGTAACCATGTCTCGAGTCAAGACAACATCATCTGGTAGATCTTTGTAAGCTTCGATAGCTGAGTTAACAGCAGTTTCAGCTTTGTTAGTAATTTCTAGCTCTCTTTTTTCAATGTCTTTCTTTTGAGATCTCATAATGAGTTCTCCAAGTTTGTTATCTAGAAGAGTAGCACCCGGAGTATTAACACCAGCTAGATTTGTTTTGACCTTACCAGCTGTGCCTCTTTGAGTAAAGTATGTATCTCTAATTAGCTGTAGTTCTGTAGTGCCTATGTAACCTTGTTCAAATGCTTTGTCAAGTCTGTCGCCTAATTTAGCATATGCAAAGTTCATATCTTTCTTACCACCCGGAGCCCCATGTGCTAGCCTTGTAAGTAGTCCAGAGTTAGGGTCATCATCAGTACCAAATAAATACTCTGATGCCATTTCTGGATTGTTGACCAACATGTCAGATAAGTTAAGTATCTCTTTTACTTCACCTAACTTTAGCTCTTCTTCTATCTTACGATTTAGACCTTTAGTGCTGATACCGTTGATGTTTTTACGTAGATCATCAAGCATCTTGTTCTTGTGTCTACCTTTTAGAGTGCTCATAGCACCTGATTGCATCAAACCACTGCGACCCCAAAAGAATAAAGCTTCGTCAGCTAAACCTGAGTCACCATCAGCCATAAGTTGGTTGTAGCTTCTACCGTTAGCACCCGGAACCGCAGCATTACTGAGTGGGGTGTTAAGATTTTGACCTACAAAGTTGCTAGTCCAGTTTACAGCTTTCTTAGCAGTAGCAGCTGAGTTTTCATCATATGTAGGTATATTTCTAATAGTAAGAGTATCTAAAGTTTCAGTGGCTTGATTTTTACTGTCTGGAGCTGCATTGTTTTTTTCTACTTCTTGTGCAGCTAGACTCTCAGCTTCAACTTTATTTTGATTTACTTCTTTACTAAGTTCTTTTTCAGCTTCTGCATTTTCTTTAGTTACCTTATCATCTTGACCGGGTACAAGTTGACCAGTGTTGGTATCATAGATCTTACCATCTGTACCTTCATATGTACCCTCTCTCTGATCTTCTCTTAACGACTTAGTATCATTCCAAGCATCTAGCTTTTTCTTAAACTCGACACCTTGACCTATAAGCTTACCAAACTTTTGAAAGTTACGAGATCTAGTTTCCGCATCTGCAAGAGCGTTTTGCTTGGCTCTTTCGTATGCAGCTGCATATATCTTGTCTGTTTCTGCTAGAGCTTGGTTTGCTACTTTAGAACCATCATAACTGACTTCTGCAAAGTTGCTGTCAGAATGGTTGAAACTAAACTGTTCAAACTCCATCAAGCAACCTCCCTAAACTCAACGTCAATCTGGCTGTAATCTACAGCAAAAGCACCATCGCTTCTTTTTGATACTGCTTCTGGTTTTCTTAGTAAAACATCCTGTGCCATAACACCTATGTATTGTGTATCTTCATTAATATAACTAAACTTGTAAATATCATAGCCACTAATAGACGTACCTATCTTTTTGATATCTTCTTTTATTCTTACGTCACTACCAATAAATGGAGAGATAACGCTCATACCAAAGCTGACACTGTTCATAAACTGACCAGCTCTGTCTTTTGGAGGTAACATAGTAGGTGGCCCAAACTGTGGATCAAATCCAAGTTGTGTACGATTACTACGTAGTTGCTCTTGTAAACCTCTTGATATTTTAGTCTGAGCTTTTGCTTCTCCAACAGTTGCTAGAGCATACTGCTTTCTGTCAACTTCAGCTAGCTTGTTATAAAAGTCTGCTTTCTGTCTTCTTCCAAAAGCTCTTGATCTACCACCTTCATTTACAGCTGCCTGAGCATAATACTTCTGTGCTGCTTGTTGTTTATCTAGTAGACCTTTACCTTGCTCACTTAGAGCGAAGGCAGTAAAGTCAGATTGAGAACGAGATTGTCCTAGTCCAAGAATGTTGTTTATATTATCCTTGAAGTCAACCTCTTTATTCCATTGTTTGATGCCGTCGGAGTAGTATTTTAGTATCCGCTTTTTGTTTTCTTGTCTAGCGGCCTCTCTTCTTCCGGCGTTAGGATCTGGTGCACACACGGCAAAATTCTATAAATTGTATATTGTTCGGCCCATGTTCAAACTTACGTAAGAACTTGAAACCTAAAAATTGTAATAGTTTTAGATGTACGGTGTTACGAGAATCTACGATATTCCACAGTAATTTTTCGTTACGTTGTTCAAGCCAGCGTTTAGCTTCTCTTGCAAACGTAATTGGGTATTCGTGTATAGCTGGAGTGCATAGCATCCAGACTTCTCCAGTCGGCCCAACTCCGGCCATGCCAGCAGTCTTGCCGTTAGGCACTGTGAAATACACGCACAAGCCCGTTCTAGCCGCTCGTAGCAGCTCTTCCGTAGCATCTAGCCCATGACCTTCTTCGACCTCTCTGCGGTCATCTGGACGTAGATTAGAGGCCACCTCTCTGGCAGCCTCCTCTGTGATTGGGTGTATATATTCGTCTAATTTAGACACGTCTGTAAAATTTGGGTGAGAAATCACCTTCCCAAGACATAGCTCGTAGCGTAGCTGGGGCAGGGTGAGTTGATTTAAGTGTAATATCTACGTTTTTATTTCTTTCGTAGACTGGGATAGTTTTGATAAACTCTTCGAGATATGGTGCATCAGAGACTTTGTATTCGTCAAGCTCTGTTGATTCATATACTTCTGTGTAGTCAGTTTTTCCAGTTCGTTCAAGTGTTGTTTCATAAAGACCTATCTTACCGAAGTGAAGTTTGATTCTATGTATAACAAGAGATGAGTTTACATCAGCACTTACCCCTTGCCCTTGAGTTCTAGTTACAAAAAGTGTAGGAAACTTTATACTATAGTCATATATGTAACCTATGTGATATGTGTCTGTCCATTGTCCCGGTACTGTGAGTGTTGTACCGTTGATAGTAGGTTTTGCATATCTACCTACACGTGTAGAGTTTGAGTTGCTATCTACAATAGCTAGTGTATAATTTGGACTTGTAACTAGACTTAGCCAACCCACATTACTGAAGGTTGTGGTGTTGCCAACTGGATCATAGCTACCACCGTCAAGAAGAGTACGATTATCCAAATGTAATAAGAAGTCGACATTATCTTGTAAAATAAAAGGATCTGATTCTTGTTGTACTAACCTTACGCTTTGTAAAAAATTATCAGTATCTATAAAATAGTACTCATCATTTATAACAAAGTGATACAGTAATGGGTTGTTGAACTTCCATTTAAACCATGATGACTGCTGACGCTTATCTCCTACGTTAACATATCTAAATCCTATAACCTCGTCAGAGCCAGTCTTACCTATAAGAACCATATCATTTTCTCTAGATACAGTAAGTAAGTCAACTTGTTTTGGTATTAGTGTAGGTACAACTCTACTTTGTTCTACAACATTTGGTTCTGCTTCTCTAGCTATGTTAGCCATTTCATTGAAGCGACTGAACTTACCAGAGTTATCCACATAAGCTATAGTTGTACCAAGTGATATAGGAGGTATTTTTATATTATAGTTATTAGTTGCAAGACTACGTAGCTTTGCAGTATCAGGGTTAAAAACTGTGTCGTCAGATGATAACAAGAATTGTTGGTTTGAGCTGAATACAACTAGACCTGTATTTATATCTATACCATCAAATAGTTCTGATGGAAAGGTAGAAGAACATGCTATATCTACAGGATCGTTTGCACTAACTGTCAAAGCAGTTTGAGCAAAGAAGTCAGGTTCTCCAAGTGTACCAGCTTGTGATAATATTACATTTTCTCCAGCTAAAAAGGCTAACCTATTTCTGAAGAATAGTACTTTATTAATACGTTTATTATGAAACGACGGGAGAGGGTTAGTCTCTTCATCACCTACAGCTCTGTCAGCGTATGTAAACTGTTTGATAGTAAATGTAGCTATCTCGTTTACTGTACCGGGATTAGTCAGGGCTGTTCTTTGTATAACCAAAGGCATGTTTGTCAGAGTCTTAGGTATACCGGGCTTGGCACATTCTGTCCATGAACCTGTACCATCCTGATCGTTTAGACCCTCGAATCGTAGGTAGTAGTCGTCTTCTTCTGATATTCTAGCATTTGCAATTTTGACTATGTAGCCATTTTTACACTGTTTTGGTAGTAATGTAACATCGTTTACTGATGTACCCATGCTTCGCATCAGGTCATCTTCTACAATCTCTACGTTAAAACTAGAGCTACTAGACATGTAGATGCCATTACCGATTATGCTTGCAGAGATACCTGTACTGTTTAATTCTGCTACTATGCCAGCTAAAACTGTATCAGCACTTACAGCAGTATCAGCATCAAAAGGTGTACATGCTGGACGTACAGCCTTGATGTTTGCTTTTACGGCAATAGCTTCGTGGTCGGTAACTTCTATAGTGTATGTAGCAGATGCTTCACCTTTGTTAGATCTACCACTATTACCTTGGGCTGTTCCTGTTATAGTACGACCCTTAGCAGAGTCCATAGTAACTGTAAATTTATCACCAGTTACCCAGCCTTCTCCACCATGAAGTAGAAAAATACTTCTTGCATAGGCACATGCAAAGTCTTCTGGTTCGTTACCTTCACCACCTATACTACCTTGCTGTCCACGTATGTCAAGCTTAAATACCATATTATTTTTACCACTGGTAACTAAGTTGTTACTGGAGTCTCTGACTTCAACTGTAGTCGTACCTGTGTAACTACTTGCAGCATCAACAACAAATGTCTGTATTCCAATGCCTCTACACTGACCTGTACCCTCACTTTCATCAAGTGTATCTGATGTAATTTTGATACGTGTAGCTCTATTTATAGTAGTTGTACTATTATTACTGTAAACATTTAAGCCATACTGTCTGCCATTTTCAGTACGAGTTATTTCAATAAATGCAAAGTGAGCATCTGGGTTATCCTGAGTAGTACCTGTAGTACCTACAAGAGTATTAGAATTGCTAGAATCACGACTTGAAACGAAAGTAGTGTCATTGATAGTAAGAAACTGTATGTTTTCTGAGTTGCCGGTAGCTAGATAAGCTTTGATTGCTGTTTCTCCACCTGTACCATATACTATAGTCTGTGCAGCTCCAGCATTATCACCGTCAGCTTTCCATACTCTAAGTGTACCATCAGGTGCTACTTGCCCAACATATGAGCCTTCATCTTCATCTCTATGATAATGAAACCACGAACCACCTGTAGCAACGCTAGGTAAAGGCTGAGAGTTTATTCTTTTTGCACCCGGTCTTTTATATAGACCACGTGTTATATCTGGTATCGCATTTACGACATCCTCTACCTGACCCGGAAACTTTAGTTGGTCTGGCTGTTCTGATATGCCACCAATAAAGTTTGGGATGGTTTGTGTTATTGCTGCCATTATCTTCTAAGGTTTCTCCATGGTTGATAGGTTTGATATGCACTATCATCTTCAAATCCAAACATACTATGATCGCCTTGATTGCACTCATACTCCATGAGAGACGCTCTGGCTAGAGACTCCTGACCTTGTAATAATTTTACTAGGTTTGGGTTAGCAACAAGCTGCGTAGCTGCCTGTCTAGATGCTCTGTATGTTATGTATCTTCTAAAGACAATAGGTAAGTCTTCAAATTCGTATAGTCTGACAATATCAAGATCTAGGTCAGTTGTAAATACATCTGTGTGATCTTGTTTGTCATATAAAAATCCATTACGACGTACGAGGTTATGTGTACGACGAGCTTGGTCGTCATGTAAATCCATAGACAATATGTCATTACCAATAGCAATTCTGCCATTAGCATCTTTGGCAAACGTTACATGTTTTTCTGTGTTAAAGTGCCACCCCTCTGCCTGCGTGTCTACGTTAGCATCACGGAGTAGGTTGAATATAAATGATATTTCTGGGTTGTCAAAATTAAGTGTTGTTATTGGCGATTGTCCAATAGCCCCCAGTATATTATTTACTGCGGACAGTTCTGTGTCGATGTCAATAGTTGTGGAAGCCATAAGAAAAAAAAAGGAGGCCGAAGCCTCCGTATAATGTGTAAGTTAGAAAGCAGCGTTTCCAACAGTTGTTGCTTCGCCAGCAGCGTTGCGGCTTGTTGCCACACCAGCTACGAACTCAACAGCAGCAGCAGGGTTAAGTGCATCTACACCCATAGCTAGACGTCCAAGAATAACATCACCTTGGTATACCACTGAGATGTCTCCACTTGTTGTCTGAACTTGTGGGCCGATTGCCTCAACACAAGCAGCAGCTTCTTTTTGGAAGATAAGTCCACAGCTGTTTTCAAATGCAGATCCACCGTTACCATAAGAGTTAACAGTCTTAGTTGCAGATGAACCAGCAGTCTCATCAGCCATAGCAACTTCTACGAAGTCACCGCCTGCTCCGGGGTCTGTAACACCGGGGTTTGTGTTAGATGCAGTACCAAACTTAGTACCGAATCTGCCAAAGAATGGGATGTTCATTGACTTGAATATCTGGATTCCAGCTATTTCAATGATTCCGTTACCTGATTGTAACGCATCTCCTCTCTCTGTACGGTTGATTAAACCGTTTGATTCTACGTTCTGGATAAGTTCGTAGTACTGTCTTGGGTTGAGTACAGCTACTCTTCCTTCTTGACCTACTCCCTTCTCATCTAGCGCAGCGGCTGCGTCGTAGAATCCGTTGATTAGACATGTAGAGTCATAAGCAGCTGTACCATCGGTAACACCTGTTCTGGTTAGTCTAATCTGTGTTCCACCGGGCTCTTTGAAGTTAGACTTCGTGATTGGTGAAGCTTGTCTTGCAGCCTTTGTGATAGCTCTGAAAGCTTTTCTGTCATACTGCTCTGCAAGAGCGTATCCGATCTTACGAGAAATTTCACCACGTAAATCGTAGTGAGCAAGTGTCTCGTCAAGTTCATAGACAAATGCACTGGAGATTAATAGATCATCAACAGTCACTGTCTTTTCAGCTACTGGAGGTGCTCCATCAGAGTTACCTAGTATGCTGTTGCCGGGTGTATGATACTCGGCTGTTGTTCTTCCTGTGAAGATGAACTGAAGTGACTTACCGTTTGTAAGTGTTCTCTTCATAATTAGGTCACGTGCTATCGTGTTCCTTTGGAAGCCTTTGAACATCTCTCCGGAAAACAATTTAAGGTATAGTGCCCTCTTGTCTCCAGTTGAGTTTGACTGACCGGGACTTGTTATATTAGTGGTCAGTGTGCTATTTTGTTGTGCCATTTCTAAGAATGATATTGGTTTACGTTTCTCAGATCTGAAATTTTTTTGGCCTTTTTTTGTGGTCTATCCCACCGTCTAGACGGATCAAGGTATCCAGCGTACTGGGCTCTCTCCAATAGAGATGGGAGGACTTGAACCTCCCTGTACGGCCTTAACCGATTACTCTTGTGTACTTGATGCCACGATATACGAATGTTACAGTCATGGTAATCTCCATATATCCAAGCCCCGTTCCATGCTTGGGTGTCATGCGTCCCTATCGGGATGAACGGACGGACAGTTTCTTCCGTCTTTTGTGATTATAATTAATCCTCTTACTACTTGTCTTTGTTCTATTGAACTTGGCCTTCTCGCCTTTAGACATTTCACCTGTAGTCTTTGGTGTTTTAGATGACACACGTCTAGATGGTCTGCAAGCTGGGTAGCCTTTACGCTTCTCACCTTTCTGTCTGCCACAGGGCTTACCAGTTTTGGTGTCAACCCATTTCTCTTGGAACCATCTACGTAAGCTCATCTTCTTTTTGCTTTGCTATAACCGGGGGCAGTCTTCTTCTTACCACCAGCTTTGACTTGACCCTTACATACTTTGACACCATAGGCGTTAGCGTATGCAGAAGGGTATACTTTGAATTTTCTTTTGGCAGCTGCTTTACCACGTGGACATAACTTACCCATCAGCGTTTCTTACCTCCATGCTTGCAGCCACATTTTGATCCTTTCTTGTGTGCCATTATGCTCTTGGGATTTTAATTTTTGATCTAATTTTATCATCATTAACTCTACCAGCACCTAAGTTTGGCATGTATTTACGCATGCCGGGATCGTACTTGATAGGTGTGCTTGGGCCATCGTTGAGAGCGATAGCCTTCTTGTTACCTTTGCGAACCTTTTTAGATCCGTCTTCTGAATAAGTGATTGCCATTATGCTTTACCTTTTTTCTTTTTCTTTCGATTAAAGATCTCATCCATTAACATATCTCTACCGGCATCTTCTCTGGCTTTTTTGTTCTGCCTAGCTTCTAGTATATCCCTCTCTATTTCGTAGTCAGGGCCAAGCTGTGCAAGTCTTTTTCTCTCGCTAATAGTGCGAGTCATCCTTCCTTTTTCGTCGTATGTTTTAGCCATTAGCATTTCCATCTGCGTAAGGCAAGTGCCTTTCTTGTGGGCTTGCCGTTTGGTTTTTTGAGCGGGCCTTTCATGCCAGACATGCGAGCACAAAATGACCTCTTTCTAGCCCCTCCTCCGGGCTGTGGAGCTTTGAGATTAGAGCCAGTGGCACGATTGTACTTGGCTCTACCTTTAGCTGTCAGGCCGCCTTTGCGGCTCTTCTCACCTCTTCCGAGAGACAGGCTTACTCCCTTTTTTCTTGCCATTTTTTCTTAGTTTTGCGAAGTCTGCTCCTGTGATTTTATCTCGGGGTGGTGCTACTCTGGCGATCTTCATTTGACCGGCAGAGTACTTCTTCTTACCAGCTGGCTTAGGCATTACCAAATACCGGGTATGATTTGCCCTGTCCAAGCGTAGTTGAGTAGAGCTGCGACTATGCCTATCATAGCTAGTCTTCCGTTAAGCTCCTCTGCTGGATGCCATTTCTGATTTTCGTGGTTGTGGTGTGTCATGCTTCGTTTACATTATTTGATGCTTTTTTATTTCTCTTGAATACCTTGTCGGCATTTTGTTTAAACTTGTTGATGTTTCTTAGATCATCAAGGTAAGGAGTAGAGAATACACTCTTACCTTTTGCCAGTCGTGGAGCTGGCACGTATGGATTTTTGGGATCTTCTTTTGGTGCTTGGTAAGGCTGGCCGGGAGATCCACCTTTTCCCGGCTTTATCTTTCTAGCCATTATCTTCTGGATTTAACTCCTTTCTTTTTGTTAGCTTTTTTTAGTTTTTCAAGAGCCAACTTTTTCTTCATGGCTGGTGTCATTTTGCCTTTAGCTGGCATTGATTTTCCGTAATGTCCGGGCATGGTTAAAACTCCAAGTTGTTTGAACGATCTAGTTTTTCAATTATGTCTTGTCTGTAAGCAGGGTCATTGTCATAACGAGGATCACTCATTGCTCTGACTAACTCTTGCTGACTGCGGAAGACATCGCCGCCTGTTTTTGGTGGTTTACCTGTGTACATTTTTCCTTCAAATCCATTAGCTGCTTCGTACTGTGACTTCAAGCCTGCAACAGCTATGTTGATAGCCTGCACACTTCCTGTAGCTACGATGCTATCGAAAGCTTCTTGTGCTTGTGCATCTAGATTATCTTGTGCCCAACCTATGATGTTGGAATAAGCCTGCTCTCCACCAACTGAGTTTTTAACTTGGTTGATTTCTGCATCTGAAAGATCAGTCGTGTCTGACGACCGGGCTTGAAACTCAGGTGTACCTTGTACTTCTAAGTATGCTTCGACTAGCTCTTTGCTAGACATAGAGGAGAACTTCTCAAGAGTCTCTTCTGAGAGCTTGCCGTCATTGGCATAGAACTCATCGTTAGCTGATGTAATTAAAGAAGCACCGTCAGAGAGCGTAGTCTCCTCCGGCTCCTCATCAGCTGACTCTTGTTGTACTTCTCCCTCCTCTCCGTTTTCTCCTAACTTTTTCTGCAACTCTATGTAAGCCTTCTCAAGCTCTGCTGCATCTTTATATTTACCAGCCAGTAACGCTTCCTGATCTCCTTGCAGCTTTTCACCAATCTCAAGATTCTCTTGCTCTTCTGGTGTTAAGCTTGTAGCTATGGTTTCAGTGGTTGTTTCTGGTTGGTATGATAATGTTTCTGCCATTTATTCTGGTGGTGATGTTGTTTCTCCAAAGTTTTCTGTTGCTGCTCCTAGTCCTAGATTCTCTCCTAGCTGTTGTACACCCTCTGGGTTCTTACTTGGATCCATGAGAGGTGAGCTTGCTAGTTGTCCAGCTTGTCCTAGTAGCTGTTGCTGAGTTGCCATAGCTTGTTGCTGTTGCATCTCAGCCTCCATAGTTTCTGGAGACTTGACTAAGTTGAGTACATCAATACCTTGTGCAGCTGCTAATCTCTTGATAGCTTCGGTAGGATCTATGAATCTCTGTAAAGCGTCTGGCCCCAGAGTCTGAGCTATAGTTCCGATGAACTGTGTTAGTGCCTGTTGATCCTGACCTCTACCTAGAGCATTGACTCCAGCTACGATCTTTGGTCTTACCAAGTCTTTTGGTAGTCTAGGTATTTGATTTCCTCTTTGCATGACTAGAAGTATCCTGTTCAAGTATGGTATCAGGAACTCAACCGTCAGTAGAGAGAACAGTCCTCCAAGGGATTGCTCTAGTTCTAGCTGAGTTAGGCGTACCTCTTCAGCTGTAACACGCTCTGCCTGCCTGACGTTCATAACCAAGAAAGCTTCTAGTATTCTTTTTTCTATTTGTGTAGACAAGTTAGCAGCTGTCGCAAAGTCAGCCGTCTTACCTACTTGCACTACTCCTACGTCCTCTGGCCTACCTTGTATGATAGCTCCATTGCCTGCCTTGGCTAGTGTTCCGGGTTTGGTTGTAGCTGATGGTGAGACAAGAAAGATAACTTTACTTGCTACACTAGCACCTTCTACTAGAGCTTGAGCCAATCCATTGAGACTCCTTAGATCCCCAATAAACTCCTCTACTCTACCTCGTCCATAGTCTTCACCATCGACAGTGTTAAATCGAAGCACCAACCAAGGTGAAGCGTTCTTGGGAGCTGTACTGCGTGACCCGGGAAGTACTTGTCCATCGACTTCCTGATGCCATAGCCAGCGTCCACTACCTTCATCCAATCGTACGTAGGTGTATACCTCTGCGTCGTCTTCATCTGAGCTATAGTCGCCGTTTGCTTCCTTCGACGGTACTTGACGCTCAAGACCAAGTACTTTTCTATCAATCATTTCTTTTGTAACTATCTCTAAGACGTTACCATTACCATCTCTGTTGACTACAAACCTGTTCAAAGGGTAGTGCTTCAAGCCATCTTTGGACATGAAGATAAGAGCATTACCTGAGACTATCAAATGCTTCAGTGCTTGATGGACAACCACTCTGTCACTTGATGCAGCTATGTACTCCATGATGTTTCGTTCTATCTTTGAGAATGATAGATCTAACTCACTTCTAGTCTGCGGGTCTATCTCTTCACCTATCTTATCATCTCTGATCTGTAGTTTGAAGAAGGCTGTCTGTGGTGGTAGCATTGCTAACATTAGCTTTGCTGACAACGTAACTACAGCTTTAGCTCCGACTGATTGGAAGGGCTGTAGTAAAGTTCTTTTACCTTTGTAATTATCATCACGAGTTACAAGGTATGGTAAGGTAAGCTCAGAGGCTTCTACAGCCACGTCAAGGAACTGTGTTCTACCTGACTCTAACTGACTGTAGCGTTCTCTAGCTTTAGACATTTAGTCCTCCTGTACCAGCACCACCGCCACCGCCTGTATTGACGTTGATCTTTAGTGCATCTGTTCCGGTTTTCTTACCAGCACCGGGGCTGCTCTTCTTCTGTCCTGAGCCATACTGTACTTCAGCAGTATCATCTGGATCAAGAAGTTCTTTCTTTTCTGGTTTTACAGCTTCTTGTTTTTGTTGTTGAACTTTAGGCTGAAATGTTTGTTGTGGCCCGGGTAGGGGTGTTGACCTACGGCCACCTCCGAATACACACATGTTATTCTTCTAGTATAGATTTAATATATTGTACCACTTCCCATTGTCCGGAGCGATACATAATGGAGGCTAAGTCCTCCTTGGGGTGGACAGGATACCAAGCGAACTTGGATTCCAAATCCTCTACTAACGTCTTAAGTTTTTCTGAATGAAAGTTAAGCGTATTGGGGGAGGTTTGTATTTGCATGTTCAAAGAACGCTGGCATGCGAGCTGCTTTTGTGTCGGCAAACTGTGGTGCTTTGCCTTCATACATCAGCCGGTCGCTCGCATCCAGCCAAAATGATTTGTCTAAATATTTATCCGGTGAAGTTTTTAAGGGGTTTAGTACCCATGCGATAGTTGCTTTCCGAAGCTTATCCAAAGAATTGCTAGGAACAAGACCCAGCTCACGACATACGAGACTATTAGTCGCAACGTGTATTTGTTCATCTCTGGAAATATCAGCTGATACTGTTCTAAGAGCAGCATCACCAAGAAAGCGAAACATAGGTAATAGAACAAAGAATATAGCTCGCTCTGCAACGAGTGCTTTGAGTATAGTGTGGTCAGGATGTTGTATCCAAGCATCTCTTAATCTTATCGCCTCCATTTCAGCAATCGGATCAGACCCATGGGATTCAACAATGAAACCCAGAGCGAGATCATGCTTGATCTCATCTTTAACGTTTGACTCAAGAAGTGTCCTCGCTGCTTCCGGGACTTCTTTGTCCAAGCCTTGTGAAATAAATTCTCCAACTGGTAGCTCCATATGACGTATTGCGAGAGCACGCTTGATGGTTTCTTCAGCACCAGATCTTACCTCCCCTTTGGTGGGTTTTACGGGAGTCCATGTTCTTTTTCTTTCTAATAATTTTGTATAAGGGTTCATTGTTGGCAGTCACATTCGATTTTGTTATCAAGAATACCATCCAAATAATCCTGTATGTCAGTATCTCCAAGTGCTGCATAAGCGTCAGACTTATCTTGGACATCACCCATAACTTGTAATGAATAGTACAAAGAGGTCTGTGGACTATGTAGCCACTCCTCTATAAAAGCTTCATCATATCTAATCATGTCGCTCCAGCTGTTGAAGCTGTAGCCATGAAGCAATCCTGTCCTATCGAGCATGGTCATGATTTCGTCTGCTACACGCTTATATGCGTCCCATCCTACTTCACTTGCAATCTCAACGTTTCCATAGTTGACTCTTTCTACTCCGAACTCGCCAGAGTCTCTGTCAACCATCTTTGCTATTGGTGGTGCTATCTCGGGTGTGCATGTAAAGCCGTCTAGGTCTCTACTGCGATAGCTGCAACTGGCAGTGGGTGCAATAGCGAACGCCCTTACCATATTGTTTTCTCTTGCAATCTGAGCTGCTTCAAAGATTGCATTGTTTAATGCCCAAGCGGCACAGCCTGCTTCGTTACTTGCGGAGTGGCCAAGGTTTACCAAGCGGAGTGCCTCTCCGAATTTCTCGTACGTGATGTTGTATCTTCTGAGGAAGTTTGCAAGACCGAGCACTCCAAGCCCCACTTGTCTGTCATTGTCTGGGGTAAGGTATTCTCCAGATTCTCCAACACCTGTCCTCCCATGGAGATCGCACAACTCGGACATACCTGTAACGAAAGCCTCTTGTAGATTGTCGAGTGTACAGGAACCGAGATTGACATGCTGTAACAAGCACGTTCCACGTGAGGGCAAGTATACCTCAAGACAGACGTTTCCATAGATACGCTCCCCGGCCTCTGTGTATTTGATTTTGTTGAGCCAGATGTCTCCTGATTTGATTCCATAAAGTAAAGCGTCCTTTGTGTCTTGGTCTGCGAACTTCCACATCTCATCGTCGATGTCAACACAACGCTTGACCCAAGGCAGTTCTGTTCTGGAAGCTGTAATAAAGTCTACCACGTCTGGGTGGCATAGGTCTAGGTGCAATACGATAGCACCATTCTTGTAAGCTCCACCTCTTCTCAAGGTTTCATTTAGAGCTGAATATATTTTGCCGAAGCTGACTGGGCCAGTAGCCACAAGTCCTTTGTCATTTGTATGACCGGCTGGTCTAAGCTTTGATAGGTGGATTGCACAGCCAGCACCAAATCTTAGTGCGTGACTTGCGAACCTCCAGCTAGCTTCGATGCCGTTGTCCCCTTCCATGCTGTCTTCAACAACGAAGGTTGTGCATGATACAGGTAGTCTTGATGTAGGATCGTCGATCCAAGACTGTACCCGTCCAGTGCGGGAGATTAAGTTAGACATTTTAAATAAAGTTTATTATGTTTTTTAGATTGTTTGTTAGTACAAAGTTTTGTTTTTGTAAAGCAAGGAAGAGAGTAATTATTTCTTCCTTGTTTCTATCGTAGTTTTCTCTGAGCTTATTCTCAACTAACTTCAATTTGAACTCCTGTTCCAGAGTTAATTTCATACTCGGGCGTAGGTGTCCAGAGTCTTGGTTCTTGCTTTTGGGAATCATAGTCCTCGTTTGTAAGTATTCTGGCTAGCCTTGCATTACAAAGAGCATCTTCTTCTGTCAGCCCTTTGTCTTCAAAAGCTTTGACAACTGTAGCCCAGCTGTAGCCCTCTTTCTCGAAAAGAGTAGTTGCTCTCTTCACTCCGATCCCGGGAACGCCACTGTAGCCATCTGTCTGGTCGCCTGCAAGCGTCTGAATCAGATGCCACTTCGCACCCTCTTCTGGTGTGATCGTGATGGTGTCTTCGAGATTGTATAGCTTACCGGGGATCTGTTTCATGTCTTTGTCAGGAGAAACAATGATATTCCCTGTAAGTTTGGTGGCATAGATGCCCATAGCATCATCGGCCTCCAGTTGTGGCATGACGATAACATCATACTCAATTTTAAGTCCTGATATGACACGTTTGTATCCACAGGGCTTTTTTCTGTTTCTGTGACCCTTATAATCTGGGTAAATTTTTTTCCGAAAATTTTTAGAGTCGCTAAAAAACAGTGTTGGCTTCGCAAAAGAGCCAAATTGCATTTGTATGTTCGATATTTCACGTTTTACGGCACTATAGGCTTCTGAAAAGTTAGAAGTCACTAATATTACGTCTTCTCCGTAGTCTATCTCTGTTTCACAGGCTGCACAGCACTTGTATACTATGTAGTCTGCATCAATTAGTAATTTCATGGTGGTTTTAGTGTACGTCAGCCCAAGTATATCCGATCTTAGCTTCTGCTGCGATGGGACACCTTAGATTGTAGTGTTCGCCTGCCAATCTGGCGGCTGTTTCGAGCCATTTTGCAAATTCTTCTGCAAATCTTGGATAACATTCGTAGTTTAGCTCGTCATGTACGAATGAGAGTTGATGTCCGTCGGGTGGTAGACATTCATTCACAATCACCATCCATCTTTTGGCGATCGTCGCTGCTGATCCCTGTAAGAGGTAATTGAGAAACTTATGCCCTTTGTCAACGCTGATACGACGACCGTCGATGGCGTTTGCATAACCTCTTTTGCTAGCTTTCTCGCAAGCGAGTAGCAAATCTGCAAGACCCGGAATGGCAGCAATATAAGCCTTACGAATCTCTGCCCCTTTGACAGCAGCGGCCTTTTCGGACAATAGCTTATCATAGCTGTATCCTAGTTTGGTATTCCCAGCCCCGTAGAGGAAGGCATAGGTAACTGTTTTAACTTGTCGACGGGTGATTCCAATCCTGTCGGCATTTGTTTGATGAATATCCCCCGTAGTAAGTATTCGTTGATACCGGCCATTATCATACCTCGAAAGGTAATGAGCAAGCATACGGAGCTCAATGCCACTAAGATCGGCAGACACCATTTGATAGGTAGGCGTGGCCCGGAATAATTTTCTGAATCTTTCATCTGATGGTACTTGTGCTAAATTTGGTTTTCTGTGTGCACATCGAAATGTGCTGGTGGCAACCCCGCAGTGGTGATGTATACGATTACACGTCGTAGATAGCTTCTGCCATGCGTTCACGCCTTCCGAGATCATCCCCAATTTCTTGGTAATATCTAGACATTTCAGAAACAAGAGGGCTGTCTCCGACCCAATATCTTTCAATACTGTCTCGTCTACGACCGGCTTGCCGGTGGCTGTTCTCTGTGTTGGTTTCCAATTTTCGTGGGTCTGTAGTATCCATGCTATGTGGTCTCGTGAGGTGGGGTTAAGTTGTTTAAGTTTTGTAAATGGGCATCCTTGTACGTACCCTTGTGTCCGGTTATTTCGCTTAGGTGTAAACACTGTTCCAGCAACGAACCCGTATTTTCTGCGTAATATTTCTGTAGCTTCTTCCAGTTCTCCTCTGAGAGCTGATTCGAGCTCGTAGGCTGCTCGTTCGTCGAAATACCATCCATGTTCTTCTTGTTTTTGTAAGATGTGTGCGACCTGATGTTCTAGTTGTACCCAGTCAGGTAAGGGTGGAAATGTTGGCATAGTTTATTTGTAACAATAACGTCTTGTTCGCAATAGTCCTCCATCTCCTTGCTCCATGCTGACCAGTCGGCAGTCTGTCCAAAGTTCCCTTTGTATTCTCCCAACCTGTGGCCATAGGACTCCAAAGAGTGGCGACCATAGAGTTTTGGTGGCATACCGTCAATCCTTGCCTTGCGGTCTACCTCTAGCATATCGGGGTGGTACAACCTCGACAGCAATAGTGTGTCTATAACTCTACCCTTCGGTTCAAAGAATGGGTAGACTTTCTTTATCATCGGTATGTCAAAGCCAATGATGTTGTGGCCAATGATCGTGTCAGCATCCATAAGATACGTGACACCTCTGCTGATTGGCTCGGCAGTTCCTGTGTCGTTGTATCTGGTAGTCTCACCTGTCTCATAGTCAAGTGTGACCAAGCAGTGCAGCTCAACGTTCCTTTGATCTAGGGGTGTTGTTTCCAGATCGAACAGGAGGGTAATAGGTCTTGTCTCTGAATTTTGCACGTCTTTTCTGTTCTTTGGTGGGTGGGTTTGGTTTAAAAATCTGTAGCTGGGTTGAACTCAACTGTGTCTTCGGGTTTAGTTTCATAGAATTGGCAGGTAGATAGGTCATAGCTCAGAGTTGTAGCAACTCCAACCTCTCCTGAGAAACGGTTTTTAAGCACTCTAAGAGTTGTAAGGTTAGCGTTAGCCTCTCCTTGCTGGTCTCGTTCCAATGCGATGACGCTATCGCTGAGTTGAGCGATCGAATGAGATCCTCGTAGCTGGCCAAGAGAGACACGTCCCCCTTCTTCGTGTGAGTTACTGTCACTGTTTGTTCTCCGTAGGTGTGATACTAAAAATAGTGCGATACCTGTACGTTCGACTAATGATCTGAGCTTCGTCATTGTCGAGTCTATCATACGTCTTTCATCGCCGTCAAGACCACTTAATAATATAGAAAGATGGTCAAGAAATATAATACGGCACTCCAGTCCACTGGCAAGGTACTCGATCCTGTTGTAAATAACATCTGGGTCAAAGCTACCAAAGCCATCAAACAGAAAAACATTCCACTTTGCAAGAGTATCAGCAAAAGCAGACTCGAGTTCTTCTTTGTCATGTTCTCCAATGTGATAGGGTTTACCAACGGCTGCGGACATAAGTCCTAGTGCCGTGCGTTTGTTGTTTGCTTCAAGCTCAAGGATACCAACTGTCTCACCTTTCTGTGCAAGATCAGCTGCGATAGCCCTGACCAGTGAAGTCTTACCACTACCTGACCCAGCTGTAAGAGTTGTTAGCTCTCCATATCTGATGCCATGTAGTTTATCATTGAGCCCCTCGAATGGGTACTCGTGGTCACAGGTTTTGGTAGGCTCTGTGACTAGCGACATGAGGTTTTTACCATCTACGATACCGTCTGGCCTGTATGGCTTGGCATCCCATATCGCTCTTCTTATTGCGTCTTTGTCGTCAGCTTGGAGTGCATCGCTTGCATCTTTGTAAGCATCGAGTCTAGCAATCTTAACCCTACCGGCTGGTAATATACTCGAGGCAGATTCAACGGCCTCACGCCCTGCGTCGTCGTTGTCGAAGAAGAGGACGATCTCTTGGTAGCCTTGCAAGAAGGGTATGGCTTTCTGCAAGTCTTTTTTGGCTGCTGCCGCACCATGAGGTAAGCTGACCATCGGCCAACCTGACATAACTTCGTAACAAGAGGCAGCATCTAGTTCTCCTTCAGTAATGACAATTCTTTTGCCAGTTGTAGGAAATAGGTGTTGACCAAAAAGTGTTCCTGTAGATTCGCCTTCGTAATGGAAGTCTTTTGATTTAGTTTTAATTTTGAACCCAGCAAGCCTTCCATCGTCTGTGTAATATGGGAAACGTAAGGTATTACCGTATCTGTAGATTCTGTAGAAGGAGTTGGTGGCTTCGCTGATTCTTCGCTTATTGAGCTGCTCGGGTTGTCCGAGGAAGTTTGCTCTGTCATTATTCATTCTGGGTGTATAGTTGTCCCCGTCACTCGGGGTGTACGTCTGGCACGCAAAGCAGTACGCATGGCCGTCAGAGTAACGTGAGTTAGCGTCCGACGAGCCACAGTTGTTACATGGTTCGTGTGCCACAAATTCTGATTCTGTGTTCATCTTAACCAATCAATGGGGATTGCGTGTGCTGCCGCCCATTTGATGTTGTGTTTCTCACACCATTGGGCGTATGTAGTTTTGGATTTCTTACTGATCTTGTTGAACGGTGCTTGGAAGACCATACGAATATCAAGGTGTGGGTTGTCACGGATGACGGCCTTGATCTTGCGTCTGTCCTGTGCATCCCAGTAACCTTTGGTTTCTAGCATGATGCCGTTGAGCAGTACGAAATCAGGATTGTAGGTATGCTGTATGGTATAAGGAACTTGCTCGCCCTCATACACATACTTGCAACCCACTGTATCTAGCAGATCAGCAACGCTGACCTCTAGCTTAGACTTAAAAGTCTTCTTCTTCTTCAATGCTATCTTCG